CCTAAAACAGACTTTGCAGCAACAGTAAATGTGTAATCGTCTACGATAGATGCAACTACATAATCATCTTCATATCCTGAAGTTGTAATACCATCTAGATTAATATCTGCACCTGATTGAAGACCGTGATCAATATCGTCTGTTCTTACTGTTATAACAGAACCTACTGATGTACCTGCTGCAGTAATACTTTGTATATCATAGTTTGGCGCAAACAGTGTACCAGATGACCAAAGAAACCCCTTACCTGATTGATATCTAAAAAACCTCTTAGACTGCCTGATAACAGCAGCAGCATATGTTGGAGTTTTTGTTGAAAGGATAACTCCACCATCAGAAGGTCTGTGTAAAATAGTTGCGTTAGAAACTGCATATAGCGTAATATTTGAAGGACTTCCTACAGCAGCACCAGATCTTGCAGTATAGGTTAAGCTATTAAGACTTGGTGTTGACTTAACAACAAATGGACCCGTAGCTTCTTCTTTATTTGTTCCACCTGAAACTGTAGCATGAATAGGACACCCCGGTATTAATCCATGAGGATTGGTAAAGTTAAGAGTAATCACACTTGGATCTGCGCCATTAGAAGTTGCTGATGCGACAGGAATAGATGAGTTTGCATACACTCCACCCTTCCTACCAATAGTCTCTTCTGTCTTTAAAGATTGTCCACTTGAAGTACCAACAGTACCTCGTGCAAAATATTTGATTGTTGTACTGTTGGGTTGTTGGTCAATAATAAAGCTACCATCAGCACGTGAAAATCCTGCTGTACCTGCATCTAATCCTGATACGTTGATAACATCTCCAACTAGTAGATCATGTGCTGCAGTAAATACGATTGTGATCAAACTGTTCGAACTGCTTGCAGTTTGATAATCTGTAGTAATAGTATTGACTGTGAGGTCAACCCCTGGTTCATCATACGTAGATGGATATCCCTTAATAGTACCATACCCTGCCCACTTAGTAGGCTGCAAACCATATTCAAAGTCAGCATCGATCATTGACTCTGGTGTTGATACACGCATTCTTTCGATTGCATCTGTACCAAACTGCCAAGGTCTCATGGTCTGACCATATTCTACTTGAGGCTCTGCAAAGATTTGTAGAACGTCTGAGGCACTCATAGAAGATGTATCTGCAGCTAAAGTAATAGTAGTGTATCCACTATGTAAAGTATCTACAGTAGGAAACGCTGCAGTAGTTCCCTTTGCAAATACTGCTGTTGTTCCTGCAAATGACGCATCGCCAAAGTTGTAAATGATAACATTATCTGTTACATTTGTGATCAAAAGAAGTTTATCAAGATCATATCTGCAAGGTACTTGGACAGTACCAACACCTGCGTTGCCGGGTGTGAAAACGTAATCTCTTACTAGTTGTTTCGCCATTTTATTTTCCTATCCTAACGCCACTGCGAATGCTATAGATTGTGCCTGTGAAGCAAATGTTGCAACATCTGCTGAATCGCCTTTATCACCCTTTTGACCCCTCTGACCAATAGATGAGTATAGCTGCCAGTTATTATTTATATGTATTAACTCAATGATAGATTGACCTAGATCAAGTTCAAAGTTTTCTGAGTAACCTTCAATGGTCTCACCATTTCTGTTGAGGATGACAGAGTTTCCTGTCCAGTTTCCAACATCAATAAGTCTAACGTAATCTCCTGTTGTGGGATTGGCAGGTAGTGTGACTGTAACTACACCGCCTGAAGTATCGATTGCATATCTTCCTGCAGACACTGCAGTAAAATCTGATGAGTAAACTGTGTAGTCTGTTGAGAAAACTCTGAAGTCTGAGTCAAATCCTAAGTACGAACCTCTAAGTTTACCAAAGTTCCAAGTTCCAAGTTCAAAAGAAGGATCATTAATATTGATAACTTGTGCAGCAGGACTAGAGTCAAGATTATCTTGTATTAGGTTTGTGAATGTATACCATTCACCATTTGTAGCATCTCTAAAGAAACCCGCTCTTCTAATATCAGGTGCTCCTGCAGAATCTCTATATCTACCAACAACACCAATATCTACAGTATTTGAATTGTTTGAATCTGCAAGTTTGATCAGTGCATTGGTAACCCTAAGGTCAGTTGTTTCGTTTAGAATGTAATCGCCACCAACTGTCAAGTCTCCTGATATCGTAGCATCAGTTGAAACATTTAATGCATTAAAAGTAACTGTCGAACTTGTACTAACATCTTGACCAATGGCAATAGAGCCACTAGTAATAGTAACACCAGTTCCACCAGTGAAATGCGCCCTTACTTCAGCCGCACTTGGCCCCTGATACGATATTACCCCTGTAGAAGCATTATATGATAAACTACCATCACCACCACCATCGTTGACAGAGATAGCATTCTTAGCGTCACTATCA